TTACTCAGCAGCTTTCTTTTCCTCTTCTTCTTTTTGGCTGTCGTTTTCAATGACGTGAAGCCTGTCAGTGATTGAAGCTGGAATTTTAACACCGATTTGTGCAAGATTTTCCACGATGGAAAGCCCTTCATTTGCAATATAGAAAAGCACTGTCCCGAAGGTCAACACTCCATTTAAACCCATGATCTGATCAATGATGTTAGCCACAATCACGACAACAAAACTAAGCATTTTACGCACGTAACCGAACCATGCTGTACGGCTGCGTAGTTTGCCAACTTTCCACGCTTTGATGATACCCGTCAGAACGTCAATAACACTTAGCAGCACGAGCAAGTCCAAAAATTTCACACCGCCAAATAAATAAGTCTTCGCTAAATCCAAAGTTTCAAAGTTAATAAACACTATCGTTTCCTCCATTTCGTTAATCACCTCCTTTAAGAAGGCAAAATAAAAAGCACCTGTTAAGATGCTGTTGTTCCTAAATCCGCAGAAGCAGCTGGCTTATCAAACGAAACGCCTGTGATCTGCTCAAATTCTTCTTTTGTTATTACTTCTAATGCGACATATTTCCGCATGATCTCAAGAGTGTAAACGCCCCAATCCCAAAATACTTTTATATCGGCAGCCGTTGGATAAATCATGATGCCCCGCCTTTCTGCAACTGCGAAAGCTGTAATGTAAGGAGAGCGACTTGTTTTTTTAACGTCGTTACATCATCTCCGTCTGTTAAGAGACGTTTCCATCCTCGAAAGCCTTGTGCATGGAACGTGCCAATCCAAGTCATATTATCAAATGACCTTGTAGCAAAAATCCTTTTGTAATTAACTTCATTTTGGACATATGATGTTTCTAAAACTTCAATGTAATAGAAACTGGAATCATTCTCTACAGGCAGATTTAACAGGTTTGCTCCCATATAAAAACCCGTAGGCAGTAAAAAAATATCAGTACCGTTTGGCAACCTTGCAACTTTACCGTCGTTAGGTGTAAGCCTGTGCAGCTGGCCGTTATTCCAGTTACTTTTTTCTGATTCCGTTACGTGAATCTTTTTGTTTTCAAGGTGCGGATCAACGTATTCTTTTGCCGCTTCCAGCGCCGCCGCTACTTTATCTTTTGCACCAGCAGGTGTTTCCGCGTGAGCATCCGTGTATTTATTGGCTGCCTTAAGCGCAGCATCTACTTTAGACTGCGCGCCTTGTTTTGTTTCGATCTTTTCCAAGTCCTCAAACTTTGCCCTCAGATCTTCAATCGTTTGTATGGACTCTTTGTAAAGCTCATTTATCTTTGCTCTTAAAGCCTCGAACTCGTCCACATAATACTCAGTGATTGGCGCAATATCTTGATCTATAAGAGACTTAGATATATGGAAAGAGAATTGATGCACGGACATAGATTGTTCATTTGTATAATACAAATTCAGCTCAGCTTGTACATTTCCATAATGCTTGATCTCTTGATCCGACAAAACGTACTCGGCTTGACCGTTCACTCTATCAACTATCGTTACGTCTCTAATGAATCGGCTGCCATCTGACATAACTAATACAAGTTTTCCCGTGACAGCTGCTAAAGGCAGTGGTACTCCATCTTTCGTGAGTTTGAAAGTTAGCCTTGCCGTCTGACGATCCTGCGTCCAAAAATTTATGCTGGTTGATACGCTTGAACTGGTATATGCGTTTACATCAAAATCAATTGGTCCGTTCTTATGAATCATTTGTTATCACCTCTCTCATGTTACATTCTCGATTGATTTAATAGGATCAACGCTGTTGTCTTTCAAAGAACCTTCTGCGCCAGCTCCTTTAAGCCTGTTCCCAAAATGCTGAATCCGTGAGCACTTGCTAGTCATATACATCGCGTATCTGCATTTTTTTCCACGCACTTTATTGAATCTTGCTGCCGAATCTGTGACTCCATCCATGAAGATAATTCCGTAATACGGGTTTGATGAAGAGGTTCTTTTACCTGCATTCTGAATATCGCTGAAATCAACGTTTATGTCCTCAGAATCTCCTGAAACGGAAATTCCTGAATAGCCAACTTCCCGCAAGGATGTGTTTGTGACATCAATATTCTTACACCCTAATTCTACGCGTACACCGTTCCCCTCGATGTCTCGTCCAACGCTTGATTCGACTTTGCCATTACTGCAGCGAGTTAAGAGCACCCCATGATGCTTGATGTCTCTAAATTGATTGCGAGACACCAAAAAGCCATCCACATCTGATAAATGAATAGCGTGCTTGACCTTTACGCCATTGATTTTATTGTCGGAAACATCCACGTCGTCAATTTTTTGAATCCCTTTACGGCCATATACCTGAATGGCATGACGCTTTTTGATAATGGTGAAAGTGTTATCTTTGACTGAAAGACGCTTTACCTTGTTGACCCTGTTCGTAGGGTTGCCGTTCGCGTCTTGTGTGTAGACCGACTCAACCCTTGGAAGCATGAGCCTCACTCCAGATGCACAATTCTTAAATCGGTTTCGGCTTATTAAAACGTCTTCCCATTTGTTTCCTGATATTGCGTACTCGGTCGTATCTTCAAAATCGTTGTTTTCTATATGAATATCAGAATACCAATAGCCATCAGTGCTGGTGTGTGAATCTATTCCGCGAGCATATCCTCCTAAACTTTCAGACCTGCTAAAATAGCAGTCTCGGATAGTGACATGCTTACTGACGGTTTGGTCATAAGCACCAAAGGCACCGAAGTTGCCCGCCGATCTCATCAAGTCCAGTTGAATCGCAGCAGAAAACCATCTGTCGCCTTTATAATCAGCGAACCCTTTAAACCATACATTCTCTATTAATACGTGTTTATTACCTGCACAGTCAAAGGCATGACCGCCGCACACATCTTTGATCGTGATGTCACGGATGATGATACGCTCAGCATGAGCGAATCCCAAAACTGAACATTGTTCCTTGATCTCTCCCCCCGCGCTGTCAAACACCCCTTGACCGTCGATCAGTAGGTTTCCGTGGCCGTTATAACCTTTTGTCTGGTCATCTTTATCCCCATTTACAAGCATTGACCCTACAAATCCGCGTCTAATAACTGCGCCAGCTTGTAAGGTTAAGTGAGTGTTTTTATAGATACGTGCTGTCTCCATTAATTTGTATTTTCCAGGAGGAACAACAATGTGCACAGGATATAATTTTGCAAGACTAAGAGCCGCCTTGAATCCTGCGGTAAAACTTCCGTACTTTTTAATAAACCTTTTTAGATTCAGGGAAACGGCAGCGTCTTCTATTTCTTGCTCAAGAATTTGAAAGTCATAGTCTAATCTATCTTTTGCTGTGGGATGAATACTTGCATCCCTGGCAACCCGAATATCAACAACTTCTTTTACATCTTTTCCGTCATGATTCAACACTAAATTAATCAGCCTTGACCACAAGTTATCAATTCTATTTGCGACGGAAAATAACCCGTGCATAATCTGATTAGACGTGTGCGCTTTTTTATTGTCTTTATGCGATTGTAATTCACTGGCGTTCTTATTAAGCTCATTCTCAACCGTTTGCATGTCGCCGCGTAATTGGGATTCGTAGACCGAATTTCGGTTTGTGTCATAATCTTTTTTAAGCCGGACCAATTTATTCACTCCTTTCGATTCCAAAAGAAAAAACGCTCCTAATTGAGCGTTCTCATCAATTGATCAATGTATCTTTTTTGCTGCTTAATCTGCCGCGCCTGGCTTACTTGATAGTCCTGGATGTCTTTTCGGAAGTTAGCGAAAGTCATTTTAGGACTGTCATAAGGATTAAGGGGGTTATAGGTTACAGACACTAGTCTTACATCGTCTTCAAACGTGATCCCGTTCGCCGTATCAGCAATGACATGTATGGTGTCACCCTTCCAAAAATCCTCTTCTATGCCTTGTAGTGCTGGCTCATAGATATACTGATACTCTGCCTCGACGACCACATCAGGATACGGGTTTACATGCTTTTTCAAAGCAGATACCATGTTGCTTGCTTTTTTTACTGTGTCATCTCTTATCGGCTCACCCCAGCGCGGCTTACCCTCGATCAAAAATTTATCTTCGGCAGGATGAATGTATAGAATTGGCTCGAATTCGTATTCAGGCTCTTTCTCCTTTTCATCCTCGTTCGTTTTTGTATCAGTTGATTTAGTCTCACTTTTCTTAGCTTTCTTTTCTGCACCGTAACCCCATGCGCGAGTTGACGTGTTTTGATCATTGATCTTCAACTTAAAGCCTGGCATATTGTATCGGCTGTCAAAAGTGTAATCTACTACTCTTCCCATCTTTTTATATACATAGATGACGTAGTTGTTTACATCAAGCTCTATTTCATAGTCATCAACAATCTGATCCATTAATTCGATTCTATTCTTTTCGCCGAAGCCGTCTTGATCAACGGTATCAAATGCTGATTCTTTTTCTTTCAGGACATACTGAAAAGGTGTATCCGCAAGTGCAATGTCTAGCGCTTCTTTAATGTTGAGTTTCTTTGACGTTTTTTCCTCGACCCTGCTATTTACAAGAAGAACAGTGTACACATGATTGGCCGTTACCTTTTTCTGCAGCACGTTTTTTCTACTTTGATCAAGCTCAATGTCTGTAATGTAATATTTTTGATGGTTGTAAACTTTTTCATCCAAGTACAGTATGTTCCCTGGAACAAGCAAATCAAATTCAGTTCCGTTATCCTCGGTCCGCAATAGGGTAAAGGTGAAACTCTTCTTACCTGTTGTATCGTCTTGAAGCTCCAATACAGCGCCGACGATTTCCACAAGCTCTTTGCCGTCTTTGGTTGAAACATGCAGCTGCCTGAAATCAATGTCAGTGGGCAACCCGTCATTTAATTCTACGTCCTTACCCTGGTACTCTTTGCTTGGATACTTCGGTTTAGTTGGTGTTTCTGGTTTTTCAGGTTCACTCGGTTCATCCGGCACATCTTCAAAGGTGTCATATTGTGTGAGCTTATAAGTGAAGATGATGCTGTTTAATTTTGTTGTATAGTTTATGTCGGTAGCATATCCGCCTTTTGAAACTGCTGCAGTAGCCTTTTTATAATCTTTTTCGCCTACCACATCTTTATATCGACTCAAACGGGTGTACAGGCTCCCAAGATCTGCTAAGCTCTCTGCGTATGATGGATACTTTCTAAACTTAGCTTGTATCCTGGTGACGTTCCCTTTTTTGTCTTGTTCGCTTGTCCACATGAGAACATATTTACCGTTATATGTCCCCTTGACTCCGAAGAGATTATGCGCCTTTTGAGACAGGTCACTTTTTCCGAAACCACTTTCTAGGCACCCCTGCGCGATGACGAGGCTCGCAAGCACGTTATATTTCTTATAGACTTTCTGCGCCCCTGGAGCTAGTTTCTTTATAAAATCTGCTGCAGCCATGACAACCCCCTTTTACGGAAAATAAAATCTTGTATCGAATACAATTTCAAAGTCATTTGTATTCTGTATCTCAAAGTCATTCATACCTTTATCTAAGGATGGCAGCCTTCCCGACGTTTTCAATCTTTTATTACCGACAACGGTATACTGTTTCAGGTTTCTAACCTGCTGGGACTTTTTCAGTTCGGCTTCTATTTTCAATCTTTCGTTATTCGTGTGATTGATAATCGTTATGTTTTTTCCCTTTGCGTTAAGCAGCACATTGTAATCATGCTGCAGTGGATTAATTGGTACGCCGGGATTGAAAACACTAAACCGTTTTTGTTTTTAAATCGGTACTGCAGATCGTCGCGCCTTTGGATACCCATTCCTGAAAACCATCTCTCGCCGGAAAAATTCTGAGCGCTTAAAGACGTGCCTTTTGACTCTGCCAACCCTGTAATGTTGTTAAAATCCACCTGAAAAGATACCTGGTTTTTTTGCTTGTCTTTGGGTATTTGAAACCCTCCGTCACACGTAACCGCAAAACGCCTCCCAGGAAGCAGGTCACATGAGATGTAATACCAGGAGGGCTGAACAACGAGATCATAAAACTCATGTCTATACTGATAAAAGTTTGCCGCGATTTTAGCATCAAGCAATATCTCAACCTTGATAGACCTTTCTTTGTACACAATGTCGCGCGGATGCTGCGTCGGTACAAGTCCGTTAAACCTGGTTAACTGTACAAGCTCCCTGTCAGTGCTCGGCGCGTCAGGTGCAAAACTAAGTAACTTAAAATAGGGCAGTAACCCCGACAAAGGTTGCTCCCCCATTCCGTCTCTGAAATCAAAATACAGATCCATTTATCTTTTCAGCCCTCCTTTATAGGCGTTCTGCTCATATTTTTGAGCACTCTTTTTATCCAGTATGGATGTGTCACCTTGTTCAAAAACGATGTCTGCCAAATGATGACCGCCAATAATGACAGGCGCAGGATGGATTTTGATTGTTTGTCCTGTAGCACTTACGCTTTCATTGTTGGTCTGTAGATTATTTGATAGAAGACTAATAAGGGCATCTAGCTTTTGATTTAGAATAGGCGTATCTATTTCGTTTTTCACAGTCAGTTCGGCGCGCATTGTGTTTATTTCATCTGCTGCCCCCTGGATGTTAAACGCCATTCTATTAATTTCAGACTTAAAGGACGTCATAGCACCTTGCGCCATAGCTGCTGTGCTCTTTTTCACGTCATGCGCCTTTTCTCCAAGCCCAATGATAAACCCATCGCCAAAGTTCACACCTTCTGCAATGGTCTTTTTTGCAGGTGATTTTGATTGTATGGAATCTTTCAGTGAACGTATTGCAACTTTACCGATAGCCCAAGCAGCTTTCCAAATTGTCCCGCCAGTGCCCCCCATGCTACGAATACCGTTAGCAAAGCCTTTAGAAAAATCAGCACCTGTGCCAGTTGTTTTCACGCTTGATAAGCCTTGTTTTCCTGATTGTGCTACGGTGCTACCCGAATTACTAGCGTTTCCGGCTTGGCTGCGGATTCCCGATGCAAATTGAACCCCTGCTTTTTGTCCGCCTCCGCCATCAGTTGTTTTGGCAAGCTGGGCTGTTGCTGTCGCACTAACGGAAGAGGCTGCAGACGTATTGGCACCCTTTGTGCTTGATATTCCCGAACTGTGACTTTGTCCTTTTGTTACACCTGCTTGCGTGGCTTGCGTGGTATTTTTGTTTAGGTTTGATAACGCTGTTTGGTTTATGCTGCTTGCTGCCGTGCTTGTGCTGCCTATTGTTGAGCTTATACCTGCGCTAAATGATTGGCCTTTTTGTGAGCCGGATGTATTAGCCTCTACATTACCTTCACTTAGCTTTTGTTTTAGTGCTTGCTGCAGCACTGATCCGCTGTTAGATACGTTAACTTTTGACGAATTAATACCTTCACTAAACGATTGACCTTTTTCTTGTCCTGCAATTCTAGGGATGCCGTTTTCTTCTCGCAATTTTTGATCCAGTGTTTGTTTAAGGATCGACCCACTTGCTAACGTGTTAGGTGTGGCAGCTGTTAGGCCGTCCGCAAATTCATCGCCCATTTTCTTTCCTGATTCACGGGCAGATGTTGCACGGTTGAATTCGTTTTCTATCTTTTCAATCGCTTCATTTGCTTTGCTCGCTGACTCTTCTGTAGAACGGCCCAATCCCTCGTTAAACTCAATGAGTGCTTGCTTCGTTTTTTCTAATGCTTCTTCTTTGCTGTCTCCAAGTTTTTGCAAGAATGCTACTTGTTTTTCGGCCCAACGTTCTTGGTACTTTGCTTCGCTTTCTTCCATTTCAACAAAGATTCCCATTGAATTACTGGAATACTCTTTTTGCTTTTCGAGGGCTTTTCCCGTTTCCAAGTCCAGTAGTTTTCCATCTTGAGCCATTTGATCAAATAACGCTTTTGAATTGTTTTTATACGCTTCTAGGTTCTTAGCAAGAGCCTCTTGGTAATCGGCATTTGATTTTTCTTTGAAGGCTTTATAACTTTCAGCGTTTTCCGCATCTTTCACCATTGCTTCATCTAAGATCTTATTTCTATAGTCTCGATCTTCTTTTGCTGCCTTCTGTCCTTCTTTGTATATTTCTGTGATTTGATCATTGTAACTTTTAGCATTTTTAAAAGAGAGTTTATTTTGACTCTCGGAAACTCTCTGCTGGATAGCTAAAGCATCCTTTTGATTAGCTGCAAATTTACTCGTTGCCTCTTGATAGAATGAAACAATGCTTTCAAATCGTTTCTTTTGAGAAGCATTCATGTTTGATGATAATAAATCTGTTTCATCCTTCAATTTTTTGAGTTGACGCATCTTCTCTCGAACATTTTGAACATCTTTATCAATGTTCCCGACTAGTTGATCTGTCACATCTTCTCCGATTTTCTTTGTCTCTTTATCCTGATCTTCAAATAATCCTTTGAGAACTGCGATTGCGTCTGTCTTAAACCCTTCTAGCTCTTTTATCAAAGAAGAAGACATTTCTTGATAAATGGACAATAGATTACTAGCCATCTTCTCTGCTTCTTTTCCTGAAACCTGCGTCAACTGGAACAGCTGTGATGTGGCTTTTTCACGTAGACTGACATATGAGGCAGCAGCCTTTTGTGTCGCCTTTGAAACGCCCTCACCGTATAGAAGCGCTGATTCTTTTGCTTCTTCTTGTTGTTTCTTTTGGTTTTTCAGCTGCTCATTATACGCATATGTCGCTACGGCAATGCCGCCTAGTAAAGCCGTTCCTCCGACTATTGCAAGCCCCACTGGACCCGTAAATGCTAAAAGCGCACCGATACCCATTGTCAGAGTTGCGACTGCTGTTGTGGCACCCAATACACCCGTAGCAAACAGTGCAGTTTTAGCAACCGTTTGGGCTGTGGCAGAATCCATTTTGTTAAACATGGAAACGATGTCTGCCCCTTTATCAGCTAGACTGCCAAGCGCAGGAAGTAAACTTTTTGTCAGTTTGATTTTTGCACCTTCAACCGCAGAATTAAAAGCGATAATACTTCCTCTTGCATTATCAAGCATGGTGTCTGCCATATCTTGAGCAGCACCATCTGATTCTTTTAGCGCCTTCGTGTTCTCTTTTAATGCCTTGCTGCCTTTTTGTAAGAGAATAGCCCAATGTTTATAAGACTCAGCGCCTACAATGGTTTTAAGAGTTGCGGCTTGCTGCTCTTTCGTCATGCCTTTCATGCCCTTTTCCATTTCTGCAACGACTTCCGGCATGCTTTTCATATCTCCGGCCGCATCAAAAAATGCGAAGCCTAAGTTATCAATTACCTTCTGAGCTTTTTTTGCAGGTGTTGCCAGACGAATCAATGATGTACCAAACGCTTGACCTGCGATCGAACCTTGTAAACCTGCGTCACCAAACGCCATGACCGCGGCCGCTGATTCTTCTAATCCCCAACCTAGAGAATTGGCGTTAGGCGCAAGGAACTTCATAGCCTCTCCCATTTGTTCTACGTTGGTGTTTGCGTTAGCAGCACCGTATGCAATTACATCCGATGCGTGACCTGCTTCCTCAGCTTTCAAGGCAAAAGCCTGCATCATATTAGAGGAAATGTCGGCGGCGGCAGCTAAATCTAATTGACCTGCAGCTGCTAAATTCAACATACCTGGCATGGCTGCGTAAATATCGTTTGCTTTAAATCCAGCCATAGCCAGGAAACTTTGTGCGTCTGCTGCTTGACTAGCAGTAAAAACTGATGTTGCCCCAAGATCCATTGCTTGCTTTTCTAGCTTTTTTATTTCTTGAGCTGTACCACCTGAAATAGCTTGGACTTTACTCATTTGCTTTTCAAAGTCCATACCCACTTGTACTGCATCTTTCAGTGGAAGGGCTAAGCCAGCAAAAGCAACACCCGTAGTCATCGCTACCGAAGCACCCGTACTTCTCATTTTGTTGCCAACTGTATTCATTCTTTGGCCCATTTTATAAAGCGATGAGGATGTTCTTTTTATCTCAGCTTCCATCCTCTGAATTTTGTTGGTCGTTTGTGTTAACGCGTTTTGCGTTTTATTCATTTCGGCTGTTGCATAGTTCAGCCGGCGGGCTAGGGTTTGCGTTGATTCAGCATCCTTTCCCTTCTTGATGGCTGAATCTGCATAAGCTCTTTCAAGCGCTTTGACCTTCATTTTATGCTGGTCTAATTGCTGTGAAAGGGTTCTTACTTTCGTCTGTGATGTTTTCAGTTCATTGCCCCACACACCAACAGCAGTCTTATTTTTTTCAAACTCAGACTTTATGTTCTTCATTTGAGTTGAAATTGCTTTCATTTCCCCGTTAAATTGGGACGAATTTGAATACAGCTTTACTTTAATGTCTTTGCTCAATCCCTCACCACCTTTTACAGTCCAGGTATCTGATCAATGTATAAAGGTTTATCCGATGCTGTAGCGTTCTTACTTGGCTTTTCCTTGCTCGCTTCTTTCCTGCGTGCAAGGCGTTTTAGATGATAGACAATGTCCATTTCGTCTATCTGATTTTGAGTAAAGCCAATGTCCTCTAATGCGTTATACATATCTAGGACAGCATCGGACAAACTTACTCCCCCGGCTCTGCTTCCTCTGCAGTTTCAGGATTCAGGATCTTGCTCGCTTCAACGATATTTCCGATGACATAGTTTGCAGTTGCGTAGATTGTTCTAGTTAAAAGTCGTGAATCAATGCCTTGTTCAAATTCTTCTGCAGTGAATTTGTTTCCGAAGACTTCGCAGATAAACTCTGATTGTGCGCTTGTATAAAGTCTTTCAGGATCATTTGATTCAAAGTCTTCTGTTACTTCTACCGCGGTTCTAAATAAAGCACCTGTGATAAAGCTAGGTGTGGAAAATTCCTTTTTCTTACCGTTTAAATGCAAGGTGATTGTCAATGCTTCCATGTTATTGCCTCCCGATTACAAAATAAAAAAGAGCGTTATTAAACGCCCTTTCCAATGTCTACTGAACTTGTGGAATCCTCTGTATCTTTTCCTTTTGCAAACGACGCCCCGTCGTACACAACTTGTTTAAACCATTCATCGGGATCAAAGCCTTCGTCGAATTCAGCTTGAGCCTTCCATCGGTTTTTCCCCTTTTTATTTTGAAGCGTCATGAAACCAGCTTTAAATTTTGCTGTTTCAGGATCTGCTTTACCTTCTGTGGTTTTATTTTCATTGGCCAGCAATTCAGGTAGTCCCTTTAAGAACCAATAAAACCTATGCCCGCCCGTAGATGTTTTCGCTCTAAAGCCGAAAGCCAAGAAAATTGCCTTGTCATCAGAACTTGCAAAAGAAATCCCATTTTCGACCTTGTGACCGAAAATCTTATTTTGTACCTCTATAGGTAAATCTGCTAGTTCAGCCTCAAGGTCAATGTCACCCATGTTGTTAAATGAATCGAACACGCCGTTATCAGCCCAAAACTTAGACTGCTCTGATTTTGGATCGACTTTGACGTTTACAGCTCCTGGCAATCTTTCAGGCTTTGCATATTCAAGTCCTTTATCGTCGTCTTGAATCAGCTCAGCATAGTGAAACATGTCTAATCCGTAGATTGTTTTCCCCATCTGTTTTCCTCCTAGAAAAATGTTTTGACGTACCTCATACCTCTGTGAAAGATTTTTGTATCTGTTTCGTAAAGATCCACTGAATCATATCTTCCGTAACCTAAATCTTTCATAAGATTGTCTATTTGTTTTGCTATTTCTGTTTCGTTTTTCCGTGTGTCTGCTTTTGAAAATATACTTAGCTGAAAACGAACCTCACTTGCTGCGGAATGGTTGTCTCTGTACTCCTGATCCCTATTTGTAATCTCTGAAAATACAACCCTGGGGAATGCGGCCACATTATCGGCCACAAGATTATGAAAACCACCTGTGACAAGCTGCTTTAATTCTGTGTTTTTTATTAACGCTGCACTCAATTCTTTCTTTGCATCAAGACTCACTTGATAGGCGCCGTGATAATTCTTTCCATGATTTTCACAGCTTGTCCCTCCCCTTCGATTCTGGCTTTCTCGATGAATGGATGCGGCGGCATTTTGGATGTGCCCCATTCCAGGAATCTACCACGATAAGCAACTTTTTTATTCGGTCCCACTGTTACAAACAGCTCACCGTCTTTGGATTCTCTTGCAGCTGAAACGGTGATGTTATCGACCATGTGAGGCTGATTTTTTGAACCCTTATTCACGTTACGTTTTTGGTGCTCTGCTATCACCTCGCCACCAGCTTTAAGAGCGACCTTTTCAGCTTTTTCTACGTCGTCACCAATTTTATTGAAATATCTCGTTAAATCTTCGAACCCCTCAATATCCATATCAGCCATTTATGCCGACCTCGTTACAAGTGACTTCAAGTCGCTTCTTTTTGTTTTCTATGTCGTTATAATCCATTACATCGAAAGTGCGATATATTGGCTCTCCTGTCTCGTCTGTTCCAGTTTGAAGAAGGATTCGCATGTCTTGCTTTACGTCTTCTCGGTATCTTATTGTGATTTTCTTTGGTGACTTGACGCCTAACGCACCTGCAACAAGCGTGTCTGATTTTGAGCTGGAGAATCCTTCAATCGAACCCCATGTCTCAAAGATATTTACATAGGATTCAATCCATTTCAGCTCGTCGTCCTGTACCCTTTTCTTTACTTGAAAAGTTAATCGGCGATTCAACTCGCTTATCTTCTTCATCCTCTTTTACCTCCACATAGCGAAGTTGAGTTAGTTGGTCCCGAAGAGTAAAAGGGATGGATGAGCCGGAAACGCCTGACTCATACACCCCTCGATTTTCGTACCAATGAGCAACAAGCATGCCTGTTACCAGTGCATACTGTGCATTTCCTTCCACATAACGTCCTATACCATTTTTGATATATCCCTTTGCTGCAGTAATTAAGGTTTTAAGCAAGGCGTCATCTTGATCAGTATCAATTTTTAAATATTCATCTTTCAGCATTTTTAAATCCATAGAAAACCGCCTACTTATTCAGTATTTTCTTTACCCTCAAGCTCATCAACTCGCGTCTGTAAATCTGTAATCATTTTTTGTACTTCTGAATTGATGTTGTCCCATTTAACGCTACCTTTACCGATTGTCCGTGAGTTCACAGATCCATCGCCTAAATGATCATTCTTAATAGCCCCTGTTTCAATTACTGCAGGATCTCCCTTGTCGCCTTTTGGACCTTGAGGACCGGTATCACCTTTTGGTCCTTTTTCACCTTGCATCCCTTGAATGTAAAGAGGATTTTCTTCGCTGTTTCCTTTTACATAAACAGCCGTGATAGGTTTACCATCAGCGTCCGCTTCTGCGGACGTGAATACTCCATTACTCTCGTTTAGGTAATCTTTTGCCATGTTAGATCAATTCCTTTCAATTATTTATTCTTTGCTCAGTTTGCTTTGCAGCTCTTTTATTTCGTCTTCCATTCCTTTGAGTCTAGTTTCAATAGACGAATTAAGATGCTCCGGCATGACGCTACCCGTCCCGATGTTTAACGACCGGACCGCTTTTTCAGCCAGCATTTCATGTGTTACGCTTCCTGGTGCGGATGATCCGCCACCACCTAGACTAACTTCCTGACCATCTTTAACAATTTTTCCGCCTGCAAACTCTAATACACCACCAATGACAGTTCGATCCCCGCCATCAGTGGTGTAATTTTTCGTCACTCTCATGACTTTTTCACCTCTTCTTCTTTTACTTCTTTTATTGATAATTGGCCGTATACTACGGCTTCTTCGTCCCATTTCCGGACGTCTTCTCGTTCAATTGCACGCACTTTTGTTGTGTTCGTTTCAAATGATCCTGCTGCAAGATTCGTATAGTCGATAGACTGTTGCTGTCGATCAAATAAAACAACTGCCTCTTTTAAATCCCCAACGATTACAGGTGCTTTCCCTGCTTTTGTTTTCAAGACTTTGTTTGAGATCACCACCACGCGGCGACCAAACAGCATTTTGTTTGTCGGCTCGGATGGAATGTCTTTGAGTAGATATTTGCCGTCCGCGTCTTTCAATTGATCAAGATAGTTAAACCCGTCTTGGTTTGTCATGATGATGGCACCAGCTGAAATGGCGGTATCTAGGGTAACGTTTAAAGTCTTTTTAATGTCATCCAGGCCTTTAAATTCAACCTTTTTCAAATCGTCAAGGATTTTCAGGATAAGTGCATTTCTTGTTGCGACTGATTTTTTAACGAACCATTTCGCGACATATGTCATGATCGCTTGATCTGTATCTTGCAGCAATGTATTTGAAAGTGGTAAAAGCCCCGCATAGTCAGTGATGGTATATGTTAGTTTTGTAAACTTAGGCTGGTCTGTTTCTGGAATGTTTCCCATTTCCTCGATGTCTTGGAATGGTGTCATGTCTCCGTTTTTTTCAAGCATACGGCTACCTGATCTTGTTGCCACAGGCTCGACTGTTACATATTGCTCAAGTTGATGTAGTTGCTCTCGCTTTAACTCTTTAATAGTTCTTGAAATATCTTCGGGGATCAGGATTCCGCCATCTTCTTCGTTTTTTCCTGACATCGCTCTGAATTCAGGATTTTCTAGGAATTCACGTTCTTCATGTGTTAAGGATTTACCTCGAAGAGACTTCATGAACAATTGGGTGAACTTCTTTTGACGTTCCTCTTTATCCCCTTCGGCTCCTTTTCGCCCCTCCGGGTTACGTTCTAGCTCCGGCACAAAATTTTCACCGCCAGGTAAATCAGGTACGTTCAGTGATCGTCCTTCTACCATTAATTCAATTTGATTCTTGAGTTCTCTTACTTCATCAAGAAGCTGGCGCGCTTCCTCTGTTTTTCCTTCTGCTAGTGCTTTATCTGCTTCTTCTTTCTTTCGCGTAAACTGCTGACGCAGTTCAATTTCTTTTTTTGTCATTTTTATTTTTCCTCCTCATAGAACGCAAAAAAGCCTTACTCTGGAAGATCAAGGCTTAATAGTTCCAATTCAATTTTTAAAGTTTCATCTGTTGGTACGCTTCGTTGTTCTTTCATTTCTTCTACTTTCTCTAAGCTGCGGGCACCTACTACAGCTTCGGTATCGCTATACGCAGGTGTCGTTACAAGAGATATGTCATAAATGCGGTGAATGTTGTTTATTCTTCGTTCGTATATGTCTTCATCTTCATTTATGCGCCACTCGTCAGGTTCTTCGCCGTTATAATCCAACGAAAAGGCAAAAGAACATTGATTAATAACGCCGCTGCGTATATTCTCACAGAGATCACGCGCGTAAGACGTATCAGTAGGCTTAAATCTAAATTTAAGACCTATACCATCTATTTCTAATTCAAGCCGTCCTGATTCCCCTGAAACGGTGTTTCTTGCTAGTGGAAAATCTGCTCGATGATTGAACAGCGCAATGACGTTTGATAGATCGGTAGATTCTAAAGCATTCCTGCTTATGATCTCCTTGAACCATCCCAAACGCTCGGACCATTTTTCAAATTTCAAAGCATATCCTTCCACATATTCGGATTGTCCTTCTCCATCGGAACGGATCTCAATTGGCGTCGTGAGCAGCCTTACTTCTTTTTCTTTACTCATTCTTGCTGTCACCTCCCTTCATGGCAGAACCCGCTTTAAGCCTCTGGTATTCTTCCATAAAGTCAAGGAACACATAATTCAAGCTAGATAGATATTTTTCACCATGTTCAATAGGGTTTCTTTCAATCAAGTCGCGAATCTCATTTTTATTTAAAAGACCCGCTTCACTCATGGTCTTAAAATACTCTGCTTGAGTTTTACTGTCGCCGCGCAGCTCACTATCAACATTGAATTTTACATAATGGCCCGCTTTTTGATCATTGTCAGTAAACAATTTAATATTTAACTCCTGTTCAAAATTCACGATCCACGGTTGCAGTGTATTTTTTACGTATTCCAAGGATTGATGCTCAATGTTTGAAAATGTGGCTTTATCAAGTTCATTGAGTTTATGCAAAGGAACTTTGTAAATCATGGCAATTTGAGCTTTATTGAATTTCATAGATTCTACAAACTGCGCTTCTTGTAATGGCATCGCAATGGATTGATATTCTAGTCCATTATCAATAATCGCTATGTTTTCACCTTGGTTGACTCGCTTCCATTCTTTACGGACGTTCTCTTTTGGCTTTTCATCCAAGAAAGAAGGAACCTTTAGAATACCTCGCGGCGTGGCTTCATTTTTATACAGCTTGGCGTTGTATTTCGTTGCAGCTGCTTGAGCGCCTATATGCTCTCGCACTACCCCAATAGGCGACTTGCCATGTATGCCATCCGTAGATAATCCTTTAAAGTGCAACACTTGGTGTTCATATAGTTCCGTCATTCTTCCGTTAACAATGGTTTGATACCAAATCATTCCTGTTTCGGGATGAATGTATGCGTTTGTCGCATCTGGCCGCAACGGGTAAAGATTTTCAGGGTAACCATGCGCCCCAAATTTAATCATCGAATAGGCATTTCCCCAGGTGAGGGCATGCGTCATCATCAGCTTTTTCCACACATAAGCTGTCATGTGCGGGTTTGGCCTTGCGTAGATCATATAGGCTGATGGATGATTAGGGTTTCTGTTGACTCCTTGACTCTCTTTTTTAAAAGTGTGTATCGGCAGCTTTGCGATGTCATCAGACAATACATTTACACAGGCAAAAATGTCCGGCTGCACAAGTGAATTACTTTCACTTACCCTTTCACCGCTTGCCGTTTCTCTACCTCCGAACAGATTGATCAACTGGCTGAAACCATCTATTGTTGTTGAGCCGGATCGTTTTTCAAAAAACTTATCTATAAACATTTATTTCACCTCTCTTTCTGCCGCGCGTGACTTGACAGCAGGTAGGCGTAAAACATAAAAAATACACCCGTCAGAAATAGACCGATGTTTGTATTTACCCGATACGCTGCCAGCAGAATAAAGATGCACCCTCCAATAAACAGCAAGTCGTTTAATATTAATTTCACAAGAACAATAAATTTTTTCACTCTCTCACATCCTAAAAACTGAAATTTCCTGAAAAATGATCGTTTAAGTTAACACTCGCGCCCATATTGTGATACATGGCCCTAGCAAAAGCATTCATAACGGCTGCAGCTGGATCTATTCTTTGCGGTGACTTCGCCTTGTCTAGCATGATATTTTCTTGAGCGTCTTGTTTAATGATTGCGTTATTATACGCAAAAGTTAGAAGTGGATCGTTCCCATGAATGACCTTGCCCTCATATACCTTTTGTCTGTAGTCCTTTGTCGGTAAAGAAAGATGTTGAATCCTTTGCGGCAGCTCAACCATATTAAATCCCTTACTCTCAAGCCGTTGTGCAAGGTGCAGCGCATTCCATTTGTCATAAGCAGCTTCAATGACCCTCAATTTGTTGACGTGGGCAAATTCAATGATCCATCTTTCGACAAATTGATAGTCAACTGCCTCCCCTGGTGTGAATGTCATCCAACCTTGATCACGCCATAAATCATAGGGCACTTTATCAGTAGCCATTTTCTCTTTTGCCTTTTCCTCTGGAATGAAGGAATGCTGGCCGACATAATAAAAACCATCAAGAACACCAACCCACCCGACAGAAGTCAAATCCGTTGTCATAGATAAATCTAAACCAAGATAGATCGCCATTTCTTTTAGATCAGGTATTTCACCATGACAGGCCCGCCATTTAGACATTTTCATATAGCCATTGTCTTTTTGGTCGACCCATCCATTCATGTTTTTTGTAAGGAAACTTCTCATCTTTTCAGGCACATCTAATGCAACTTTTAACGCTGCCCTTAGTGATTCCATCCCCTCCGGGTAAGTTGCGACTATCGGATTTGCCTTGATCCAGTTCGACTCATCCTTTATATCGTCTTCGGGATCAAGCTCACAGATCATAACAAAATAATCATCGTTTTCAATTTCAATGTCGGGATCAAGAATCTTGGAAACATACTGATACTCTTTAAAACACGGCCCGTTCAAGTTGAAACCTGCAGTAGTAATGATAATCATCAAAGGGCTACGACGGGCTACCATACCGCTATCGATAACATCATATATTTCACTTGTTTCATGAGACATATATTCGTCGACTATCCCTAGTGATGGGTTTTTTCCGTCTCCAACCTTTCGGGCTTCACGGGATAACGGTTTGATAATTGAATTTGTTGCATATTTTGTGACCTGCCCATTAGCATCGGTGTATTTACCCTCTAAAATCGGTGCGTGCTGTAGTTGCTCAAGGATTGCTTGATAGACTTCATCTGACTGCTCCCTTGACCAACCAGCAATAAACACACGATGCTTTTCTTTAGTGGGAAAGATTTCATATGAAGCCATAATAGCCAGCAATTGTGATTTCGCGTTTTTTCTCGCTAACTGAATATAAGCCTTTCTAAAACGCCTAGATCCATTCTGTTTTTTGTAAAAGCCGTAGATATTAGCAGCAATGAATAATTGAAAGTCTGTCAGTTCAATCGGCCGTCCTGCCAATATGCCTTCAACATGATTAAATTGCTTGGCCCATTCATAAAAATCAAGGACTGCTTCTGCGTCAAAATAATACGGGCAGTCTTCATCTGCTAACCGCTCTACGTCTTTAATGAACCTCTGAACCGTCCACTTATGCTTCTTTCCTGCTTTTATTTCCCCCGTTTGGATCTTTTCGCAATATGACCATACACGCTCAATTAAAAGCTCTGTGGTCATTTCCTGCGTTATCATCACATGCGTCCTCCAAAGCGTTCTTCTTCTTTTGACTTCGGTTTCCCATCATCTTTTTTCGGAATGACAAGTTTGCAGCGAGAGGAAATGGTTAATCCTAAATCACTTGATGCTTGTCTGCATTGTTTAAACAGCTTGTCTTGATTTATAAGAAGATCACTATAAGCAGGATTCGCAATTTCAAACTTTTCACCATCTGAATTTTCGGTGAGTGCTGTAATCGGCGTATCTAATATGATTTCTGTTATTTGTAAATATTGTTTTCGAGCAAACAAAAAACGGGCAAGCGCATCAACATCTAAATTTGTGATAATTCCGATGTTTTTTAGCTCGTCCGCTATCTTTTTGAATTCTCTTTTTAAGTCTTTCGGTAAGTAGGAAGGAGCTTTCACTTTGTCATCTGGTGCCTTAATTTCCTGCTCTCTTCTTTCTGCAATCTCTTTCTTGGTAAGGTTTTTCTTCCCTTTCACTAGTAACAAGTCAACTGGTTGTCTCGGTCTTGCCATCCCCTCACCTCCTTCCGAATTTTCATTTAGGGAATTTCTCGCGATGTTGAGGGAGACGCGGTCTACGGCAAATCGTTTCTAGGGATTTAACCCTGGGGGGTGCCTTCAATATCAATGCGAAGCTGATTCATGTCTATTTCTAAATCTGCTCGTATTGAATCTATTTTCTTTTGGTGTTGATCAAGTAGGCTTTTGTTCCTTGTCATCCGAATAGCATTGTACAGCTTACTGATTTTGTTTTGCTGCTTTCTGATTTCCGTGTTTGTATAGTAAGATGTGTACTCAGCTTTACACCTCGGACAAACTAGAAGATGTTGTTTAATCCCTTCACCAATCTTTCTAATCCTAGAACAACTTTTAATAATGAATGTTGTTCCACATTGATCACACACGCATGTTTGATTATCCATTCCCAAACCCTCCATCTTCTTTGGCGGTCTTCTTACTGTGACAGGACGCACACAGCGGCTGCCAGTTAGAAGAATCCCAAAATAGTTTTTTATCTCCCTTATGCGGTTTGATATGGTCTACTACTGTAGCAGCAATACGTTTGCCCTGTAGCATGCAAGACTGACACAACGGATGCTTTGCTAAATATCCTTCACGCGCTTTACGCCATCGGCTGTTATACCCACGGCGAGACGATGATTCACGGAACAGATCATATAAAGGCTTCGATGTCTTGTGCTGCTCACAATATCCTTTTCGGGTTAGTTGAGGACATCCGGGTTCATTGCATGGTTTTAATGACTTTTGCACTCAGTTTCACCTCTGAATCAAAAAAAGCACCCCGCAGGATGCTTTTTATTTTTAAATTGCTATATCTTCGATCTATCATTCTAGTAACAAACAGTCATTTATTTTGGTGAAGTTCACTTCAAAAAATTTTACTATATACATAAGTGCTAAAATCGTCTAAATCAACCATTACTTTCCCTGAGCTATCTTTTCTTAATTTTATTTCTATATCGTTAAGTAAAATATCCATTATAACTCTAGAGTATAGTTGGTCAAATTCATTTTCAACAAGAGTAAATAGATCCCTTAAGTATAGACCTTCATGATAAAATAGAGGGAGCTTTTTTTCTATAAATTCGCAAAACCTTTTCATTAATTTCTCCCTTTCTTTTTCACCGAACTCACTCATTTTAAATACAAAAGGAGGGTTCTTTTCTTCTATAGAAAAAGATGCGTGTTTCCCAACATTAGACATATCAATTTTATAAGCTTCGCTTACTTCTTTAACTTCTGAAACAGCCGATTGATCCAAACCACCTTTTATCTCTATGAAACCAATAGAGCTAAACATATAGAAGCTTTTCTTAGAATGAAAAGAAAATTCATTGAGTAGCTCTATCCTAGGACCGATAGTCCTTCCTTTAGCTTCATACCACCAGTCTTCTTTTTTTTCATCAGTTAGAAAAATTACACTAGATTCGTTTTTTTGGGCATAATCTAATACTTGTCTCCATAGAATATAGTCCCCATACTTATTTTGAATCTGTACTCCGTTGTAAAATTTAATACCTTTTTTATCTTTTACATCTTTATATCCAGGAGGTATTTTTTTAGTGAATCTATCGTCTGCTTCTTCCATTATTGTTTTAAGTTCGTCTTTGGAATAGGGGTCACCAACTCTATTCTTATACAGATCATTAATTTTCAATCTTATTAAATCTTCCTCTAAAAAATCGTCTTCTTCGCTTATGCTTTTAAAACCTTTAATCTTTTCATTAATTACTGTTTTTATCTCTTTCACTAAGGATTCCAAATCATCTTTGTGTCTTTTTTTAAAAATTGATAGATCATCATTAAGAAATTCTCTAACTTTTTTTGGAATCTTTTGAAAAGCATCACATACTTTTTCATTTGATCCCCTCTGTTCTAAGATAACTAATTTTCTATTGTAATGATATTCTAAACCTACTTGATGTGGCATCCATAAATTTTCCTTATACTTATTAAGTAGTTCAAGAATTTGATCAGATGTTTCCTTGGTATATCTGTACAAATTAAGTAAAACGTTTGTGTCTAAAATAATAGTAGATTCTCGCCAAATTTTCTCATCATTTTTATCAAAATAAAACTCGCGGAATTTTTCTCTCAAACTATTTTCCCCCAATGTGTATGCTCATATGAATTATCGAACTAAATTGGATAATTTGAAGGGATTGCAAATTTTGTCGAACGAAAAAACGACCTCCGTAATGGAAGTCGCTCAGCTTTATTTAATACTATCGTAACCACTATCAGACACAACGTTTTGTAAAGGTCGTTATATTTGAGCAACTTATATAATCGGTCTTGTAGCTCCCCTATGTATAACTTCCTTTAAAATATCTAGATTAATATAGTGCTTATTTTCTTGTGAATCGTAATATATGTCACTTTTATAACTGAGGTAATTTTTAATTGTTTTATATTCTAATCGAGTAAAGAACCGTCTTACTTCATCGTAAAATTCACTTATTTCTATTCTTGACTGGTCTGGGTATTTATTTCTAACCCATTTCTTAAAATAATTAATAATATCTCCTTCTGATTTAACGCGTTCACCTTTAGCAATTATATTTACTTTCGAGTCTAAATCTGAAGTTTTCTTGTTAAATTCAGATAATAATTCATCTAGTTCTTCTTTACTTATAGATTGCTTTTCCTTATTAAACAATTCTTTTATTAACCCCTCTGTGCCAGTTCTATAATCTGATACAGATTTTAATAATTTTTCTCTGAAATCAATTAATTCTTCTAAGGTTTCTATTGATTTCTGTATAGTCTCTTGAGAAATTGATTGTGATTCAGCTAATTTTTCAGCGGTCTCTTTAATATCAACAATTGACTGCCTTTGACCAGCTACATCTACTAAAGTCATTAATATTGCAATTACAGCTAGAACAACGGAAATACCAGTAGCCATAACATTCATCTGGTTCCCAGCATCTTTATGCCCACCAAATGCTATTGCCAATGTAAACGTAATGATTAAAAGTGCAATAATACAACCATATACTAAATGTACAACACTTATTTGTTTATCTTTCACCATAAATCTCCAATCTGTTTTTAAGAACATTATATATTTAGACTGACCATTCATCCACACAGTCTATCAGTTAACTTAATTATTTATCTCTCAACATTCTATGTGGTTATTTTATTTTCTGTTTCTTGTATTAATTCAGAATTAACTTGCTGTTTTACTTCATCATAGTGCTCTATGCACTCTTCCAATAAAACCAAGATCACATATAACTTGCCAACGAATTTCTTATGTCTTTTATAAGAAAAATACCAAAAAATAATTAAAAACAAAAAAGGCACAAAAGAAATTGATAACGCATATCGAATTACAGGTGTAAAATCACTTAGAGAATTGAACAACTCGTCAAAATTAATCTCTTTAACATCTTTACTGTCTAAATATTTACCAAAGATACTACTCATAAATGACATTAAGCTTGATACCATTGCCATTCCTGCTGACATCATAACAGTAATCATAACAAGTATTATTGAAAAAGGTTGACTGAATAAAGTTTGAGTATCTTTCTCTATACTTATTGAAGCTTCAATTCTTTTTAACAACCTGTTTAACTGATCTTTATCATGCTCTAAGATAATTGTTTTTTGTAACTCAACATCGTCGTCGAAAGTAGTGTTGTAAATTTTACCATAGCGGTGTTCTAAATAACTTTTAACATATTTAGCTTCTCCAAGTTTCCTAGTCATATATAATCACCCCAGATTATATATCGACGTGCCATTTGAATAATTTTATCCTTCGCAAATTTTGTCGAACGAAAGTTGTTTCTGCATGTAAGATGCTTCATCAATTTATCGCATAATACAATATTACAACCTTTTTCACGTCATGCTGCGCCAACATTACGCCAAAAACACGCCACTTTTACGCCAAAATTCAGCCAAAATAAAAACACCTCTAAACGGGTGCTTTAAATACAACTTCATTGAGCGCATACGCCAAGTCTAGGAACGTCTTTCCTTTCAAACGTGTATACGATCTTTCACTCATGCCGATCTCGTTGTAAACTTGATAGTCAAAAACAGGTTCTTGCTGCATGTAACGTTTAATGATTATCTGTCTCTCATTATACGGAAGGCGATTGACAGCCTTTTGCACTCTCTCAAGATATGCATTTCGTTTTTGTTCCCACTCAATACGTTTGATGGCCGTACTCTCTGTAGATGAATGAAAAGCGTTCGTCACAGCTGGAGGGACGATACTAAATCCAGCCGTTATTTTAGGCAGCATATCATCGGGAACTTGAAGAAGATACAAACGATAATTGTCTAGTATACTTTCAACTCTTTTTCTCGTTTCTTTTTTATCTATTACAGGCGGTTCACCCAACATAAAATACTCTCCCCATTTGTTTGCTTTTTAACGCCCCGCCACGGCTTCTTTTATATGTAGGGCGGTAAATACCCATGAGTTCCTTTATCTCTTCATATGAAAGCTCCTGTGTGCGATTCCAGATACAGTTGTTCTTAGGAACGTCAGTTCTTTTTTTAGACATAGAGTTACACCTCGTTTTCTTCTTTTCTGAATATAAAAAAGGGACACCAATCACACAGCGCTTTTTGCTGTCATGATCAGTGTCCCCCGGCTTTCCGGTAGAACGGTTTATTCAAATAGCTCGCCTTCGTTGAAGTTAACACGAGTTACCTTGTTGTCATGTGTAACGATCTTTGTTTCCCCGTGCGACGGCAGCGGTGCATATTTCAATATGCCATTAGATAAAACAAGAACAATAGGCTCTTTTCCTATGTTCTCAATATCTATAATTTTACTTGGAATGTCTTGTAATCTCAAGTCTTTCATTGCCTCCTTAATTCATATTCATAACAGCCAAAACAGAAACCGATCCAAACACGATATAAAAGATTAGTAGCCGATTCCTCACTTACTTCACCCTTGTTATACGGTTTACATCATCAATATTCATTTGGTGATCAGCCTCCCGCACAACTGCGGCGAATGATTCAATACCCGTATCCCAAAGACCATGCCGTTCAATGATTTCAGAAAATTCTTCCACATCATGCTCGCGTATTCCCCAACTATCAGGATCATCGGCGGGCCCGTACACAGTGATCCAATTCCTCGCATCTTTCGGGTCAGGTTCTTCCGTTTTGGTACGTGTAAAATGACAAAGTTCATGATCGACCAGGGCGGCACGCTGTTTCTTGTTCATTGCCTTCCAGGATTCCTTATTTACAAATACGAAAAGCATGTAATCTGTCATATGGCGCTCAAAGGCCGTGCATTTTTTCGCTTTACCCGCCCATTTGCTGCTACCTTCTCGAATATAAAACCCAATGTGCCCAATCGCATCTTTTAAATGTGGGTGGTGTTCATCAATTAAACTTTTAGCTAGCTGCCGCACCTCGTGCGATTCTTCAAAACCTACAAAAACCATTTTTATTTTCCCCTTTCAATCAATTGTTTTTTGAATATTTCGTCTAATTCATCTAGTGAGAGCTCATACAACTGCCGACCATCAGGCGTTTTAAAATATCCCATTTTAAGCAGCTGCGCTTTGATTTCATCCTTTTTTCGCTCAAGATAAAGGGCCTTCATTAATTCATTCACATCAAGCCCCCCTTTAGTAATTCACGGGCCATGTAATGAAAATGATGATAGATATAGTTTCCGGTCGCACTTGGATTAATAAAAACCGTTGAGAAATTGTAACGAACCTCAAATGTTTTCAAGCTACCAAGCAGCGATTTAGGTTCATATTTTGAACGATATTTTCCGTTGAGTATCTTTTGATACCCTTCCAGGTCTTCCACAAGAAGAGTGAAAGGTTTTTTTGATGCACGAATCAATTCATTTTCAAACCTGGAACGGTCCTTAATGGATTGAACAAGCTCATCAACTCCGTTTTTCCTTTCGATAGCAGCGTTTAAATACATATCTCTATTAATTCCGTATACCTCATTTTTGGGAATCATTGCGGAATAATCACCCGTCTTCATCCCTTTGAATTTGATTGATACGTTCTTTTTGCGAAGATATTCAAGAACATGTTGATTCTTCTGTTCTCTCGTATCCACAATAATGACCATGCTGCCTAGAATTTCTTTTAACTCTGTATCTGAGTAGTTGTAATGAATAATAGTCATGATTTATCTCCCTTAAAATAAGACATGGCCCTTTCATAAATTTCTAAAGAGAGTTTGTCTGTTTCTTCGCTTTCGTAATTTGAAACGGAAGTGTCAAGGTCTCTCCATCCGTTCTCCCAAAATAAAACGAGCAATCTTGAGACTTTTATCGCCGCATCCCAATCATGATTGAACCAGTCATCTATTTTTCTATTTAAGTCTTGAGCAATGCCCATATAATAATTAATGATTTTATCTATTGTCTGTTTCACATTATGTTCTTGATCCGAGTATTCGCCTTTCAAATATCGAATAATTCGTTTCTTGTAAGATTGAACAAATTCCACAAGTTCTTGATAGACGTTTTCGGGATTCTCAATGTAAAGATCGTTACCATCGAGAACCAAGTGAGCGCCCAACATCTCTAAGTCTGCGTAAATTTGTTTCGGGTGCATTTTTTCCACCTCTTTTTAAAAAGGGTTAATGTTTTTATTAACCCAAATCATTCATTAACCCTTAAAAACGTAGATATATAAGGCTTTATAAAAGAAACGGTTAATAAGTTAACGAATTAACAGCGAAATATATTAAACTCCTTATATATATTATTTTTTATTTATTTTATTTTCATAAGAAAGGAACATATATATTTAATTAACTCATTAACCCATAACCCTAAAACCCTTAATTATAAATCTTTGACAATCCTTTGATACATAAGGTTTTATAGCTTTTTTCTAATAGCTGATTTATCTTTTTTTGGTTGATTAACTTTATTAACCCCTTTAGCTTTTTCATTAACCTCTGAAAGTAAATTAAGTCCAGCGTACTGATTTAAAGTAAGGCCTTTAAAATAAACTTTATTTTTGTTCCATTTTCTTTTTTAAAGCCCCTTACTTCTAACTGACGATAAAAGGAACGATTCTTCAAGTCAATTTCATCATTCTGAAAACACCATTTTTTATAGTTTTCGTAAAGGATTTTAGCCTCTATACTGGCATCCTCATGTATAGTACAGTTTTCATTTAAGAAAGGTCCTAAAATATCCATGTCTTCACGATAACCTTGTGTAGCATTTCTAATCGCTTTTGGATCTTTCAATCCTTCCTTCTGCCACTTCAAACATCCGTCCACAATCCATCGAAGTATTCCTGGCATTTCTCTTTTTAATTTTTCAGGAAGATCAGCATCAATTTTCTCTTCCGGTATAGTTACTGTAAAAGGAACCAGTTTGATTCTGCGCCAAATCCCATTGTCGCCGCCTTTGATAATTGGCTTATGGTTTGTAGTAAAAAACACTTTAAATTCGGGTGTAAATTCAAAGTATTCTTGGCGGAGAAAACGAGCAGACATCTTCTCTCCACCAGTTATTTGTTTTACAAGTGCCTCTGACAGCTGTTGACCTTCTTCACTCTCGACAGCCGACACAAAGCGTGCACCATCCAAACGGGCAACGTCATTGTTGATTCCCGATTCATTTTTCTTTTTCAAGAAAGTATCACTGTTCGTCTGACGGGCGTAATCTCCAAGAATATCCTGAATTACATTAATAAAAGTTGATTTACCATTTCGACCATTACCGAAAAGGAAGAACATAATTTGTTCCTTTGTAACACCTGTTAATGAATAACCAATTGCCTTCTGTAGATATTCTATTAATTCATGATCGGGATCTCCGGTTGTTGTAAGAAAGATACTCTCAAGAAAATTGATCCAGTTTGGACAATCAGCATCTTTTTCATAAGGGATGTGTGACATTTTTGTTAGCAGCAAATTTCTATCATGTGGTCTCAACTCTCCTGTTTTAAGGTTAATGACTCCATTATCGCAATTGAAAAGAAACTTAAAGCTATCAAAATCTTTTTTCTTAACCGATACCATCGGTCGCACATCCAGTATGCTATTTATTCGAATTGAACGCCTTTCGCATTTCTTTGCCCAATCATAAAGCTGCTTTTTTCGAATTTTGTCTTCTGCGGCCTCAGCCTCTCCATAAAGTGCCCGCAACGTCTTAGCGGTAATGGCTTCAATTTTACGTTTGCTATCTTCTTCCCATCGCTTTCCGTCCCAAATCAGCCATTCAAGTTCGTTACAATATCGGATATTCTTTCCGTGATAATAGACGATACGTTCAGCATTACCCAGTTCGGTCAAATGAAACACAGGCGGAGTATCAATAATTTCTTCGGTATCCTCAACTTGAGAATTATCAGGACGAGAGATATATACCTCGTACGGCTGATGGTCCTGCTGTTCTTCCATCAAATCGGATATCGTTTTATGAGTAGAATAAACGGCAGCTGCAATGGTCATTTCTCCATATGTAGCACCATCGGATGAATGTTGCCGATCCCACTTTTCCCGATACAATCCCGTTTCGCGGAACATTGAATCCATTTTTGAAGTGTCTTTATCGGTCCAAAATGCCAAATGATTACACAGGGCCATATCTGTGGCAGAATGATCCTCGTTTATCAAATGACCGTTAAACAAATCTTGAATGCTTTTCCCGTTCTTGCTGTTGAACATCCTTTCCCATATCTCTTTATTAGAAAGATTGTTCATATCACGGGATGAAGCAGCAGGCGGGCTAGATTTTTTCATTTCTTCTTTTTTGTCCTTCAAGTATTTATCGAAAAGCTCCTTAAGCTTGTCCGATCGTTCTTCGACGGCCCCTATTCCGAGACTGTTTCCTGTAAAGGTAAAATAGCGCCCATGTCGATATACTTCTAATCCAAGTTCGGGATTTTTTCTTCCTGTGCCCTGGCCCCGTAACGGAATTTTACCTTTTGTAATAATATGGACACCTTTACCACTTGGTGAAAATTCGGTATAGCTGCCTACACTATCAACAATTTCTTGAGCGAATGGCGACAAAACTCCATCCTTGACACAATGGTCAATATCTATGCCAATGAACGGATCATCTTTTGAAAACATGAAGCCGATCCCGTCGTAGTCTCGATTATTATAAAATTTTAAAATGGTCGGAAATGTTGACCAGGTTCTTTTATTACTTGATTGAGCCATGCTGCCGTCAATCTGATACGGCACTTTTGTTTTCTTGCCGTCACGTTCTTCTGAACGCCATAATATCCATTGAGGGGCGTTTTTGAGCTCTTGCGGTATGTTCTTAAATTCGTACATGTAATAACTCCCCTTTAAAAACGAGGGAGCTATATACTCCCTCAATTGTGTTTTCTATGATCAAAAAGGTATATCGTCGTCACTGATATTAACTGGATCAGCATTCGGGGCCGATGCTTCGGACAATTTAAACCCTTTAACTTCGGGATATTTTTTTCCGTTGTGCTCTCTTTCTCCGACTACTAGACGAACGGGTTTATTTAAAAAAGCATTCGCCCATTCGATATGATCTTTAAATTTCATACCGTTAGGAAAACCTGCGGATTTTGATGCCTGGTGGAATCTCCACATTGCTTTCTCTGTAACCGTGAAGTTATCATATAAAATCTTCTGCCCTTGGCACGGCTGATCAACATCAGAACGAATTTCATAATCTACGACAAGTCGCTCATTTCCCGTAGCTGCTGTTTTGGCTTCAAAATTGATAACTGTTGCTTCATATTCTCCTGGTTTAATTGGTTCAAATGAATCGCCTTTGCTGTGGTCTACTGTAAACATATTTAATTCCTCCAAATTTTTTATTTACCGTTCAGAATGGTTACAAGATTTTGAGATACTTGATCCAATACGAGCGGATCACTGGTGTCTTCATTTTGCAAATCATAAATTACACTATCTATGCCACTATTCAATCTATCAATCTCTGAAATTAACCAGGGTACATCTGATATGCTTGCATGCTCACGAATCGTCTCGAGCTTTGTATCATTTTTCAACTTGCTCACCTCCCAAGACGCCTTTTAATCTATCAATCGCAGCGTTAGCAAGTTTGACATTCCATTGATCAAGTTTCTTATTTGCTTTAATCTGAAATTCCTCAATCATTTGAACTGCCTCATCGTTATCTTCAATTAAAGTTTTAATATGTGTAATTAAGCCGATTCTTTCGATTTCTTCTTCTGCTTTTACATCAATGCCAAGCTCTAACCATTTATAAAGTTTACGGCCAATGTCAGGATTTAACTTTATTGAAGAGCCTTCAAACATTCGTGTATTGTCTTTAGACGTTTCAGCCATATGATCAATGCCAATGGTGAAATTAAGCATAAATTCATATTCCATTTCATCTTTTTGAACTGGTTTAGTCCCGACCTTACGAGGTGCCATTTTCCCGTTATTATCGGCTTCGACAACATATTCCGTTTTTGTTCTCAATGTTGCCAGGATATGAACATCATTTTGCGTCAATGTTTTAATTAGCTTTGTTGTTTCCGGCGCAAGTTTACCCCAGTTTTGAAAAGAGTTGCCGGACATGCTGCCGTGTGTTTCAACAATTCCACCTTCCCCCTGCCAGTTGTGGGAAAGTGAATCAATTACTACCACCTCGGCACCTGCGTTCTTAATTGCTTCAACGGCCATTTGATAACGTTCGGTTGTGTAAGGAGGCGTAAAATCAATATGCTTAAAACTGCCGATGAGAATTTCATCAAATTGTAAATTTGCGTATAACTTCGCTCGACGGTGCTCGGTATCAACGACACCGATCTTTGACCAAATTTCCTCATCACTTGCTTTCGGATATGCTTCCCGCATCATTCCATAAGCTACAAGCAGCGCTCCGGCTGTTTTACCGGAACCACTCGGACCTATAAATCCAACAATTGCTTTTTCCTTTTGACGCTGTGCATCTGTTACTTGAAACATCTCTTATACCTCCACTTTGAAGTTGACTGTTTCCGGTTGCACTTCTACTCCTGGGACAGCTTGTCCATTTAAATCAAATACGATCGGTTTCCCATCAAGCTCAGTGACAGTCAGTGTCTTTTTAAGATCACCCCATGCCACAGACTCTTTTATAAATTCAGTCATGCCAGCATCTTTCACATGATGCAGAAGTTTTTCCTTGTCCACTTCTTTAGGCGATGCTTTGGTTGTCCGGCTTTTAGATTTCCCATAAGGTGTAGAAAGTGTTTTTGCCTTCGGGTCTTCTTGCAACTGCTTGTTATGATAGACTCTAACAAGGTTTTCAAAGAATGAAAGACTGTCACTTAAAGGCTTAAGCTCCTGCCTTTCCCATTCTTCAATACGTTGCTTTTCTGTTGCTGCCAGCGCTTTGATTTCCTTTTCTTGCGACTTGAGAGCAGCTATTTTCCGGAAAGCCCAATTAAGGCTGTTCATATCAGTAATTTCAAACTGTGGACGGTCTCCCGACAGTTCGCCGTTATTAATTTCATTTAGTTCAAAATCCTGTAATGGATTCAAATGAGACACCTTCCTCTAATTGATTTTGTTAAAGATTCCATTTAAAATGGAACTTGCTTTTGTTTTTTTTAAGTCCACATTGCAGTGTGGGCTTTTTTGGTTCTATATATATTTTATTCTGTAAATAATGCATAAAAATAGTTCCTAACTTATGTGGTTTTTGGGGTAAAAATTATGTTTTTTATGGTGAATCAACCATAAAACAAAAAATTTTTAAGCAAAATTTATATCATTCAATACTTTTTGTGCTTTAAATTTATTTCATCGGTCTCGTTACATTTGAAATCTTTAAACCTCTATCTTCAAATTTTGATGCGATTTTGTGTAACGGGACTATATATTCCGACTGCTCAATCCGTTTAAGTTCCTTACAATTCGTAATAACTGATCCAGCTATCTCTATACATCCTTCAAAATCTTGATCTGTGATAGCATCGGTTAGTAACTCATCAACAAGAAAGTGAAGTGATTTAATCAACCTTGCTGCCTTTTCACGGTCAGCTTTTAAAAATGGATTTAGATCCATATTTCTCCTTCTTTCCAATCATTGGTATAATGTTCCTATCTGTTTAGATAGGGGGTGAAACTATGAAACTGAATCATGATTGTGTTAGATTGCTAATGCTTGAATTTGAAGAAAAGCTAGGTCTCAATGATGATATCTGTTTAAGCGATATCAAATCTTCTAAAATCGCAGACAAGTTTGGTCAAGATGAAACAATTTACTGTGTTACTAAACTAATTGAGACCGAATATCTTATCGGCTCTATCCAAAGAGGCGGTAATGAAATTTGGGATATTATCGTCTCGTCTATTTCATTCTCCGGACATGAATTTTTGGACAACATTAGAGATGATGGTATTTGGAAAGACACTAAAGCGAAAATTTCCCAACTCGCTAGTGTGTCATTACCTACTGTGTCTCAAGTCGCAGCTGCGTTTATTAAGTCTAGAATTGGTCTCTAGGTTTGCTTGTTCTGTTCTTCAATGAATAGGACTAAGTCTTTCAAAAACTTATCGAATTTTTCAACACCTGAATTCTGACTGATAAATAAGAATTCAACATTCAGTGTGCTTTTTAGATTATCAGTTGGATTTTCACTGATTCTTTGCTGTTTAATTCCATAACTAGAAATACCAATTCGTCGAAAAAGTTTAGACTCAACCTCTGTTGCCGCAGGGGTTGTTTTATTTAGTTTGTCGCTCATCTCGCCACCTCCTTTTGATCTTCACTTTCCTTCTCTCCCTTTAATTGTTTAATTTGATTTTTTCAACAACCTCAATATGCTTATTAATCCAATCAAGCACCATGTCTCGTGGAAACAATATTCTTTCGCCAACTTTAAACTTTGGAAAGTCTGGTCTATTAATCACGTGAACATCAAGCGTTTGAGAACTGACATTAAATATATGTTTAGCTAGCTGAGCTTTACTGATCATGTAAGGAAGTTCATTTTCTTGTTTATGGTCTTCTATAATTGAAGCAGCAACTTCCTGAAGCAAATCATAGAGATTATTTCTAAATGAATCAGAATCTGCTTTCATTGTTAATTCAAACAATTCTTGTTCCCCCTTACGAAGCACGCTCTTCCCGTTCAATTATTGGCAAAATGCTTTGTTGCTTTAAAAGTTCGTAAATGAACAATCTTCCTTTTTGAGTCCACTTTGTTTGTACTTTAGATTTTTCAGCATCAATAACGTGAGTATGAGTTTGTGTGTACCCCTTATCTTGGTGTTTTGCATACAAGAGCCAAATGTCCCCCTGCTTGTACTGCACACCTAATTCATGAAGCATCTTGTTCATTTTTATGGCACTCATACCATAGTCCTTTGCAATTTTGGAAACTGAAAGAAGTGACTTATTTTGCAGAACCATATCGTAATAAGATGCTTTGGGCTGACATTCATTAACCTGTTGTATAAGAATTAAGTTTTGTGTTTCTAGTTGTTCATTTTTTTCAATTTGACTGACTAATTGCAACAAAGCTTCTTTATAACTAGTTGGCAGTCTATATATATCTTTCAAAGAATAATAATCGTCTACAAGAATTTCATAAGCATCCCAAGCTTGATTAGAATTTAAAGACTTTGCATGTAGCCAAGCACCTTTTTCTGTCCAAAGGTATAGTTTAGATACTCTTTCGACTGATACGGTATTTCCGTATTGCTGTCCAAATGACTTTAACTCGTTTCCTTGAAGTAAGAAAAAGTGCTTCCCTTCTTTGTAACGCTGTTTATTTGAATTGAAATTTTCAGATATTCTCCTATGACTCGTTCCATAAGCTTTAGCTATTTGTGCTGTAGTTAAGACTCTTTGATTGTTTTTAACCAATATTGATAAATCCATTTTTACCCTACCTCCATAGTAATTGACACTTACATAAAAGTGTAAAAAAAACCATGTTTCATAAAAAACATTTGCGTAATCAATAATTACGGTTTATAATTACATTGTAAGATTTGATAATCTTTTACGTCCTCTTTCTAACAGATCTGGCCATAGTTCTTGAATAGGAACATCAAAATATACTGCAAATCCAAAAACTAGCTCTAACCCAGGGTCTGTATGCCCATTTTCAATATTTCGGACTGTGGTTTCAGTAACGCCCAATTTACTTGCCACTTCCCGTTGTGTTCCTTTTTGAGTACGTAAAGATTTAAAAGTTTCTCGAATTTTACGTTCAGTTTTAGAAGTCATGTTTATGTAACACCCCCTTACGTAATTGATAGTAACATGTAATTTATAATTACGCAAGAGGTTGTTAATAATTTTTATTTTTTGGAGGTGCATTACATGTCACATCCTGGGATTAGAATTAAACAATTGCGAGTGCAAAAAGGGTTATCTCAAGATGAACTAGCAGAAAAGCTTAGTATGAACAGGGTCAATATTTCCCATTATGAACGTGGAAAGATAACCAATATCCCTGGAGACGTACTTACTAAAATAGCCCAGGTACTAAATACAAACACTGATTATTTATTAGGGTTATCTAATATTGAAGATGAAGAATTAGACGAAGATTTCAGAACTATTCAACGCGCTGCCAAAAACCTGTCTCCTAAAGACAGAAAGAAAATGTTGGACATCATGAAAATTACTTTCGATAAAGCTTTTGATGACGATGACGATGATGACGATGATCTCTAAACCTAATTTTAAAAAAGCAGAATACGCAGCGTACAATCTGTTAGAACAGAATAAAGTCCAAACATTACCAATAAAAGTTAAATCTCTTGTGAAACATATTCCTAACCTAAAAATAAAAACGTATTCTTGGTATGCTTCTACACATAATCTTACTATAGAAGAAACCTGCGAACATTTTGAGAGTGACGAAGGATGCTGTTGGTATAGAAAATCGAAGGGTTCATATGTAATTTTTTATAACGACAGAATAGAAAATAAAGGAAGAGTACGATGGACTATAGCTCACGAAATCGGACATTTTATTCTAAAACATAATGAAATAACAAATAAAACTATTTTTAACCGAAATTCCTTAACTTCAGATGAATACGATGTTTTTGAAAAAGAAGCTAACTGTTTCGCAAGAAATCTATTGGCTCCACAAAGCCTGATGTACGAATTAAGACCAACCAATCCTAATGTAGTCTCTGATATTTTCAACATTTCATTAGAAGCAGCTAAAAATATTTTAGACTTTTTTAATAACGGTTTAAAAAAAGGAATAATCTACTCTAGGAATACAACAATTCATAAGTTATTCAATAGAACAATACAAAAGTATAAGTATGGAAAAACATGTTTAAACTGTGCATGTTTTTTTATACAAAAACATGCACAGTTTTGCAAAGTATGCGGAAGTACTCATTTAATCCAAGGGGAGGAAAAAAATATGGAATTTGCTAGCTTTATTTTAGACGATAACGGTAGAGCATTAAATTGCCCAACTTGTAATAATCAAGATTTACACGGTGAATACTGCCATATTTGTGGTACATATTTAGTCAACAAATGCACTGGTATTTCAGTAGAGGAAAAGCATGATCCACGTATCTCATGGCATAAATTAGAAGGTTGCGGCACTCTTCTGGAAGGAAATGCTCGTTTTTGTCATAATTGCGGTTGTACCTCTACATACTACTTAAATGATATATTGGAACATTGGAAAGAAGAGAATACCCAACAGCAAGTAGATGAGATCCCATTTTAATAACTGAGGTGAAATAATGGCCACATTCAGAAAGAGAGGAGACAAGTGGGAATATCGTATCTCCTTTAAGGATCCTTTCACACTCAAATACAAAGTAAAATCAAAAAGTGGTTTTAAAACAAAAAAAGAAGCTCAGCAAGCTGCAACAGAACAAGAAAAGCAAATAGCAGCAGGATTAGAGTTGGACACGAGCACCATATCACTCGAAAACTTTCTGATCAATTGGCTACATGAATACAAAAAAGACACCGTTAGAAAGAACACATATGAACTCCACGAACGAAACATCATGAATCATATCCTTCCCTACTTCAAAAATATCAAAATTACAGATATTAAGCCGATTATGTATCAAAAATTCTTAAACTATTTAACCAGTCAAGGTTATAGCAAGCGTACTGTGGAAATCATACACGGTACGATGTTTAATGCTTTCAGCAAGGCTGTCATTATAGGTAAACTCACAAAAAACCCTTGCTATGGGGCAACTGTGTCTAATAAAAACAGCAAGAAAAAAAACGCTCTCGAATACATGCTTTCTGAGGACATTCCAAAATTTCTTCAGGAAGCATATAAATACAACTATATTTACTATATCTTTTTTAGATCACTCATAGAAACCGGTATGCGTAAAGGTGAAGCTGCCGCTCTACAATGGACAAATATTAATCTAAGAGAAAATTACATAGACATTACTAACACCTTAGATTTCTCTGCAAAATCATCTGAAGAACTATTTGGAGAAACTAAAACATATGAATCCAAACGAAGAATATTAATTAGCTCTTCCCTCTCCGCTGCTTTACAAAAACATAAGAAGTGGCAATTTGAGAACAAGCAAATGTTACAGGATAATTATAAGCATGATCTCAATTTGGTATTTTGCAGAGTTGACGGAAACTTTCTGCCAAAGTCTACTCTGTTTAATGCTTTTAATCGTATCTTAAAAAGATCTAATATTGACAAAATGCCAATTCATGCTTTACGCCATACACATGCTGTTCTCCTTTTAGAGTCAGGAGCTGACATGAAATACATCCAAGAACGATTAGGTCACAAAAGCATGATGGTGACAGCAGATGTTTATTCACACATTAGTAAGAAACTTGACCAAAATCGAATTAAGGATTACGAGAATTACGTCTCATCAATTGTGGAGTTAAATTCATAA